GTATTTGACTGATCATAAGAGTGGTCATGGTGAATTTGTAAAGGGAGTATGGGTATCTGCAAAGAGTATACCTGGTCGTGCGTTTTATTTTGAGACATATTTACCCGAATATGCTGCAATGTTTGATAAATTACCGATTTCTGCATTTACATCAGACCCAGAGACACCTACACCTGACATGACATTGCATAATTTGCAGTTTTGGAACTGTATGGACTATGGAGTGGTCGCAGTTCAGAAGCAATTTATCGGTTCGATGCACTATGAGGTCTATACAAGAGACTATGGCAACCAAACTGGCACATATATTTGCACTTTAGACAACTATCATCAAGATGTAGACTCAATTGACTACTCTACAAGTGAACAACCTGCCGAACATAAGTCTCATAACCTCTTAGAATTAGACAATGGGCAGTTTGCACTCTATCCGAACAATAGAATGCGTATCTATGATAACAGTATTACACCAGAAACACCAAAAGTTCCTGACTTTAAGGTATCAACAGTGTACTATCAAGTAGAAAATGGTCATGATCGTGATGGATTGGGTTCAGAAGAGAATTATTTCTGGAAAACAGCAAAAGAAAGGGCAGTTGATATGAATGTAGGTGCAGGAAATACAGCAATAGAGAAGAAAAGAGCACCTTTTGAACCAGAATTAGGATAAATAATAACATTCTGTAAAAGTGTCATAAATAAAACAGGAAACAACTGTTTACATGGCAATAAAACGCATATCAAGAGGATTTAAGGACATTAGTTTGTCTTTTACCCCTCATCCTGTCACAAAAGATCTTACAATTCTTAAAAATGAGAACGCAATTAAGAAATCTGTAAGAAATTTAGTGCAAACTATCCCAACTGAGAGATTCTTTAACTCATCATTGGGTTCAGAGGTGCGTGATAGCCTATTTGACTTCGTAGATTTTGGTACTGCGTCTGTTATACAGAACCAAATTGAAATTACACTTGAAAATTTTGAACCTAGAATAGATAATGTAGTAGTTGAGGTAAGACCGAGACCAGATTTAAACGAATTTGAGGTTACGGTGTTTTTTGATATTGTTGGACAGGAAATTCCTACACAAGAATTCACATTCATGCTCGAAGCAACAAGATAAATGCCTTTTACTAAGTTTACGAACCTAGATTTTGATCAAATCAAGACCTCAATTAAAGATTATCTCCGTGCAAACTCAGATTTTACTGATTTTGACTTTGAGGGGTCAAATTTTTCCGTTTTAATCGATACTTTAGCATATAATACGTATATTACAGCATTTAACTCTAATATGATTGTAAATGAGTCGTTTTTAGACTCTGCTACAGTACGTGAAAACGTTGTTTCACTTGCTCGAAACGTTGGATACGTACCAAGATCAAGAACTGCTGCTCAAGCTACCATATCTTTTGACGTTACTACAAGTGGAAACACACCAACACTGACTTTACAAGCAGGATTAGTTTGTGTCGGTACAAGTAATGATACTTCTTATGTTTTTTCAATTCCAGAATCAATAACTTCAGTTACAAGTCAGTTAACTGATAGTGCAGGTAATATAATTTCAAGTACATCATCATTTAATAATATAATTGCATATCAAGGAACCTACTTAACAAAAACCTTTACTGTTGATGGGTCACTTGATCAAAGATTTATTCTTGAAAACTCTTTTATTGATACTTCAACTATAGTTGTTAAGGTAAGTGGTATTTCTGACACTACTGAGAGAGAATATCGTAAAGTTGATAATATATTGAATATAACGGATACCTCCGAAGTATACTTGATACAAGAAGTAACTGATGAAAGATATGAATTACTTTTTGGTGATGGAGTTTTTGGTAGAAAGATAGATAATGATGCTGTAATCTCCGTTTCCTATATTGTTACAGATGGTGTAGAAGGTAACGGTCCAGCATCATTTAGTTATGCAGGTAGTGTTGTATCATCTTCAAATCAAATTCAATTACCATCAATTACACCAACTATTACAACTGTCTCATCGGCAGCTAATGGAGGCAACATTGAGTCAATTGACTCAATCAAGTATTTTGCACCTAGGCTCTATTCATCGCAGTACAGGGCAGTTACATCAAGGGATTATGAGTCAATAATCCAAACAATCTATCCAAATACTGAGTCAGTGTCTGTTGTTGGTGGTGAGGAACTTGATCCACCCGAATTTGGAACAGTATCAATTACAATCAAACCAAAAAATGGTGAATTTGTATCGGATTTTGATAAAACACAAATCTTATCAAAATTAAAAAGTTATTCATTAACAGGTATCAACCAGAAAATCTTAGATCTTAAGTTATTATACGTTGAGCTTGATTCATATGTGTACTATGATCCTTCTAAGGTATCCACAGTATCTAATTTAAAAACTAAAATTACAAATGGATTGACAACTTATGGACAATCCACTGATCTTAATAAATTTGGTGGTAGATTTAAATATAGTAAAGTATTAAATGTAATTGATAATATTGATAGTGCAATAACATCAAACATAAGTCGTGTTATTATAAGAAGGAATCTTAAAGCACTTACAAATCAATTTGCACAATATGAATTATGCTATGGTAATAGATTTTATATAAATCCTGAAGGAAGAAATATAAAAAGCACTGGATTTACAATTCAAAATCAAAATGATTTGGTATATTTTACAGATATACCAAATAAAAATACAAATGGAATCTTAGATGGAAGTGGAAAGGGAATTATAGCTGTAGTTAAGGGTGATGGAGAGCAACTTGTAGTAGCATCTGCTGGAGTTGTAGATTATGTACATGGTGAAATAATTTTAAACACAATAAATATAACATCAACTGAAAAATCAAATAATATTATTGAAATTCAAACTTTTCCAGAGTCAAATGATATTTTAAGTTTAAAAGATTTATATCTTACATTTGCTGTTGGTGATAGTGCCATAAATATGATTAAAGACACTATTACATCTGGTGAACAGATATCTGGTGTTGGATATAAAGTTACTTCAAGTTATTCAAACGGAGCATTGATAAGAGGATAATATGATAACAACTGGAATTGATAAAAGAGTCAAAGTCCAACAGATAATTGAAAATCAAATTCCTGAATTTCTACTATCTGAAAGTCCAAAAGCAGTAGATTTTTTAAAACAATATTATATCTCTCAAGAGTATCAGGGAGGTCCTATTGACCTGACTGATAATTTAGATCAGTACATAAAATTAGATAATTTAACACCAGAAGTTGTAGTAGGTGAAACAACACTAACAAGTGGTATTGCAACAGTTGCAACCACAGTAAATGTAAGTAGTACTAAGGGTTTTCCTAAAGAATATGGTCTATTTAAAATTAATGAAGAAATAATTACATATACAGGATTAACCACCAATACATTTACTGGTTGTGTCAGAGGGTTTAGTGGTATTACAACATATCATGCAACAAATCAACCTAATGAACTTATATTTACCGACTCTACGGCTACAAATCATGAAACAGATGCAACAGTTATAAATCTTAGTGCATTATTTTTAAAAGAATTTTATAAAAAGACAAAAACAACATTAACACCAGGATTAGAAAATGTTGATTTTGTTAATAATTTAGATGTAAGTAATTTTATAAAAAATTCAAAATCATTATATCAATCAAAAGGAACTGAAGAATCATTTAGAATTTTATTTAATGTTTTATATAATGAAACACCTAAAGTAATTGATTTAGAAGAATATCTTATAAAACCATCATCGGCAGAATATATTAGAAGAGAGATAGTTCTTGCTGAAGCTATAGTGGGTGATCCTACAAAACTTCTTGGACAAACAATAATAAAATCTACTGATATTAATACGAGAGCTCCAATTGCAGCATCTGTATCAGAAATACAACCTTTTACTAGGAAAGGAAAAACATATTATAAATTAGGTTTATTTGTAGGTTTTAATGATAGAGATCTTATAGAGGGAACTTTTACAATACCAGGAATTACAAAATCAATAACCGATGTTTCTATAGGTTCAAGTGTTATAACAGTAGATTCTACAGTTGGTTTTGCAGCAACTGGATTTGTAGTATCAGGAATAAACACAAATATCTACTATGGTAGTAAATCTTTAAATCAATTTTTTGATTGTGAAAATATTATATCACCTATATTAGCAACAGATGATATTAGATCTGATCTATTTTATTACGGATATGAAGATGCTGATTTAACTAAAAAAGTAGAGTTAAGATTAACTGGTGTATTATCAGAGTTTGAACCAACATCTGATATAAGATTATTAACTGAAGGTGAAAAAATAACAGTTAAGAATGTTGGTGAAAAGATAATTGATCCACTTTTAAATAAATCTAGAAAACAAATATTTGCAAATTCATGGATTTATAACACATCTTCAAGATTTCAAGTTAGTAGTATAAGTGGAAATAATTTTGTCTTATTTACAAGAGATATTGACAAGTCAAGTATTAAAGTTGGTGATGCATTTCAAATACTTTTTAGAAATGAAGAAAATATAGCAGGAACAGGAGTTGTAAAAAGTGTTAGTCCATCTACAAAAACGATTGATTTAGATCCTTTAAGTAGTGTAAGTGGTGGATCATTTACTGTTGACTCAAATAGAGATTATGATATTAGAAGATCTATTAAAACAGCAAGTAGTTCTACAGTCGATATTGAATTTGGAAATAATATCTTAACAGCAGATACAACTAACGTATATAATGAATCTGATGAAAACATGTATGTTGCATCTAACTCTTTACCATCTTATACTATCACTGCATCGATACCACAATCTATTCTACCGAATGCAACTGGTAATGTTGACTTACAAGGATATAATCTTAATACGTTAAAATATAGTGTAGTATCTTTTCCATCAAATGTAAATTTTATAACTGGTGATGAAATAACATATACTGCTCAAGGCACTATAATTCCAGGTTTAGTTGAAGGATCATATTTTGTAGAAGTTTTAAGTTCTAAAAATCAAATTCGTTTATATAAATCCAGATCATTTATCCCAATAGCAGATTTTGAAGAATTTGAGTCTTTACCTTCAAACACAGGAACACATACTTTTTCATTAGTTGGCACTGTAAATCAAAAGATAGGTGCTCAGAAAATTTTAAGGGAATTTCCCTTGGAACCAAATATTATAAGTTCTAGTGATGAAAAAACTCTGCCAGGAACTACAGGACTTCTTATTAATGGGGTTGAAATACTAAATTATAAATCTAACGATAAAATATATTTTGGACCATTAGAGGATGTAAAAGTATTAAATGGTGGTACTAATTATGATGTATTAGTTCCTCCAACTTTAGAAGTATCTTCATCACCAACTGGAGGCACAAGATCGTTAGTTCAACCTGTTGTTATTGGAGAAATAACAGATATTCAAATAGATCCACAAAATTTTGATATACAAAAAGTTTTATCAGTTACTATTGAGGGTGGAAATGGATCTGGTGCAGTATTTGAACCAATATTATCAAAAAGAAAAAGAGAGATATCTTTTGATGGAAGATTAATTTCACAATCAGGTGGTATTGATAACGTTAATGAAACTTTAACATTTTTATCTGATCATCATATATCAAGTGGATTACCATTAATTTATGATAAAAACGGAAATAATCCTTTAGGTGTAGGTACAGTTGGAAATGATGGAATATCAGTTGTTGGACTTGGAACAACAACTTTAGTAGATAATGCTATCTATTACCCTTTAGTTGTTAATACAAATACTATTAAGTTATTCCAAAATATTAATGATTACAATACTGGTATTAATACTGTTGGTTTTACTACTTTTAATAAAGATGGAGTTCATAAATTTAAATTATTTAAAGAGGAAAATACACTTAAAGATATTAAAGTACTAGATGGTGGTAATAATTATCAAAATAGACAGTTATTTGTAAAACCAATAGGAATTAATACAAATAATCATACAATTAATTTTATTAATCATGGATTTAATAATGGTGATAATATTGTTTATTCTACAAATGTTGGTTTAGGTTCAACTCAACCTCAATCAATAACAGGATTATCTACTTATACTGGGATTAGCACCACATCAACTTATTATAAGGTTTTCTATATTGATGATAACTCATTCCAATTGGCAAATGCAGGATTAGGTGGAACATCTTTTGAAAACTTTAATAGATTGAATAATGTAAAATTTTCAGATCGAGGAACTGGTTTCCAAGTTTTTAAATATCCAGACATAAAGTTGAATCTAAAATATGAATTAGCAAATACAGATGTTGGTATTATAACAGCAACTCCTGTTGTCAGAGGTTCAATTGAAGACTTATATCTATATGAAAGTGGAAGTGGATATGGTTCTGATATTTTAAATTTAGAGAAACCCGTAAGTATTACTAAAAAGTTTGGTAAAGATGCAGAACTTAAACCTATAATTTCAAATGGTAAGATAAGTTATGTAGAAATTCAATCTAAAGGGCAAGATTATCAAACTGCACCAGATTTAGAAGTCGTTGGTATTAGCACTGGTATAGGTGCTAAATTAAGAGCAGTTGTTGAAAATGGGAAGATTGTGAATGTTATCATATTAGAAGGTGGATTACAATATGAAGAAAATACAACATCTATTTTAGTTAAACCACCAGGAACTGAATTAAAAGTAGATACATCAATAAGAAGTTTATTCACTAACTCTTTTGACAGATATGGAAGTGAAGCATTAGTTGAATCACAAGAAAAATTAAAATATACCTTAGTTGGTTATTCTACACAAATTGGAAATGATGCATTTGGTGATGATGGTATAGAACACTCACCTATAATTGGTTGGGCATATGATGGTAATCCGATTTATGGTCCATATGGATATAGTGATCCCTCTGATGAAAACTCTGCCATTAGACGTTTAGATTGTGGATATGAACTTGATACAACTAATATTATTGATAGACCATCAACATTTAGTTCAGGATTCTTTATTGATGATTATATTTTTACTAATGTTGGTGACTTAGACATCCATAACGGAAGATATGGTAGAACACCTGAATATCCAAAAGGAACGTATGCGTATTTTGTCGGTATTACTTCAATATCATTACAACCTAAATTTCCATATTTTATTGGTGATACTTACAGATCAAATCCAGTTATTGATAATTACAAATTAACACAAAAAGATTTTGATATTGAAAATTCAAATCTTATAAGAAATACTTATCCTTATAAAGTTTCAGATCAATTTGCTGATAATGACTTTATAACAGAGTCAAATGAGATATCCACTCAAATTAGTGTTGTTGATTCTACCTCATTTGGATCTGTAGATTCTATACAAATAGTAAATGATGGAGAAAACTATAGAATAGGAAATTCAGCAATATTTGATAATACAAATACAAATGGTGGTGGATTAAATGTAGTGGTTGATAGTTTAAAAGGTAAAAATATTACCTCTTTAGATACTACAGTTGATACATTTAATGATGTTGTGCTTTTTGAAAATAATAAGGGAAATATATCGGCATTTATATCTACATCACCTAGTCTTAATAATGGTGATAGAGTTGTGATATCTGGTATAAGCACAACAATTATTGATTATGTAAATGGATCTCAGGTTTTAGGAATTACCACAGCAAGAAGCATTGTATATAAAGAAATTCCAAATTCTACATCTACTGGCATTGTAACTGATATATACCTTTCAAAAATTCCAGATCAAATTTCAGTGGGTAGTAGTATTGGAATAGGCACTGAAAAATTACTAGTTCTTAATAAATTTGGTTCTAATAATATATTAAGAGTAAGAAGAGGAGTTTCTTCGGGAGTTCATACTGTTGGCACACTTTTGGAATTGATACCAAATACTTTTGAGTTACTAGAAACTGCTGACAATGTTAGTTTTAATTCTACCTTAAATGATAAGGTATTTTTTAATCCACATGAATCAATAGGAGTAGGAACTGCTGTTGGATTAGGTTCTACATCAACTTCAACTCTTGGAGATATTGTAAAAGTTGTATCTACACCTTTACAAAGTATAAGATTATTAAATCACCCATTTAAAACAAATCAAAAGGTAACATTGTCTAAACCAAGTGCAGGGTACGCTTTAACAGTCTCTGATGATGATGGTGTTACAACGTTTAACATTCCAGAGTCTGGATCTAATTCACAAGATATATTTGTTATTAAAAAATCTGATAATTTTATTGGTATTGCAACTCAAGTAGGATTAACTACAAACACAAATGGATTATCTTTTGTTGGTGATACTAAAGTTGGAACAAGTAGTTTTGAATACTCAATTGAAAGTAATTTTGATCAAGTTACGGGAACTCTTCAAAGAATACACACTACAGTATCAGTGTCAACCTCTCATAATTTAGATGATAATGATTTAATAAACTTAAATTTAATTCCTCAAAAATCAGTTGGTATTGGAACTAGTGCATTTATAGATGTCAGATATGATTCTTTAAATTCTAGAGTATTAATAAATCCTATAACATGTTCGTCTAGTGGTATAAATTCAACAACAAATAATATTAATATTATTAATCATGGTTTTAAAACTTTTGATAAGATAAATTATTCATCAAACGATGTAATAGAAGGTTTAAATACTGACCAGTCTTATTTTGTATTTAAAGTTGATGATAATAACTTTAAATTAACTGAAGCACCTAATGATTTATTACAACCTATAAGAATTTTAGAATTTTCTTCAGTTGGTAGTAATCATGAATTTTCTCTAGTTAATCCTCAAATTAATATTGTTAGAAATAATAATTTAGTATTTGGTGTAGGACATTCTTCCTTAGAAGGATTTGAATTTAAAATATTTCATGATGATCAGTTTAAGAATGAATTTGTATCTACAGGAACAACTAACACATTCCAAGTGAGTGGAATAGGAACAGTTGGTATTGGAATAACAAGTATTAACAAAATTGATGATGCAACAATAACTTTAAACTTTAATGAAGATAATCCAAATAAGTTGTTTTATAATGTTTCAAAAAGTGGTTTTATAAGTACATCAGATTTTATTGATGTTCCAAATTCTTCAACTATACAATATGTTGATAGTGTTTATAGTAATGAATATGAAATTTTTAATGTTTCATCTGGTTCAACATCATATTCAATATCCTTAGAAAGTGTTCCTGAACAATTATCATATACATCAAGTGAAACAAGTATTTTAAATTATACTACAAAGTCCTTAAATGCATCAGGATCTATTGATAAAGTTAAAATAAATTATGGTGGAATTGGATATAAAAGTTTACCATCTTTTGTAAGTATTGCATCGACTCAAGGTGTAAATGCTAATTTACTACCCGATTCTAACACTATAAATCGTGTTAATAGTGTTAGGATATTAAATCCAGGTTTTGAGTATTCTGCAGATAATACACTTAAACCAGAAGCTTTTGTGTCACCTATTATGTCAATAATAGATTCAAATACAATAACAAATGTTGAAGTTGTTTCTGGAGGAAAAAATTACACATCTGAACCTGATTTAGTAATTGTAAATCCAGATACTGGATTACAAGATACATCAGGATCAATTGAAGCAACAATAAATGGAAGTGCAATAGTAAATGCATCAATTATTGTTCCATCAAGAGGTTTACAATCAGTCACTCATGAAATATTTGCACTTAATAATACTAATGGAGCAGCAATTAAAACAGTTGAATTCAATTCATCTACAGGTATCGTAACTTGCACTTTAGTCACACCGATATTAGGTTTTAGCACTGCACCGTTCTCTGTTGGTGAAGAAATATTTGTTGAAGGCATACAACAGTATACACATCCAAGTTTAACAACAGGTGATGGTTTTAATTCTGAGGATAACGGATTTAAATTCTTTAAAGTCACTTCGATGGTGAATAATAATCCAGCAACTGTTGAATTTGATTTATCAATATTTACGAGTAATGCTGGTATTGCAAAAACAAATCAAAATTCATTTGCACAAATTATTAGTAAAGATGATTATCCAGTCTTTTCAGTTACACAAAAAATATTTAATTTTGTAGTTGGTGAAAAAATATCTGCATTTATTGGAGACTCATTTACTCCAGTTGAATTATCAATATCAGAATCTACTGACGAATTTATAAAAATTGTTGAAGATCAACCTGGTGCATTTGATTTAACTGCAGGACAAAGAATAAGAGGAGCAAATAGTGGTAATATAGCTACCATAAATCAAATATCTGAGAATAAAGGACAATTTAAAGTTGATTATTCTTTAAAAGAAAATCAAGGATGGAGAAATGATATAGGAAAACTAAATCAAGATTATCAAGTGCTACCAGATAATAATTATTATCAAAATTTATCATATACCGTTAAAAGTTCAATAACATTTGAAAATTTAATAAATCCTGTGAATCGACTTTTACATACAAGTGGTTTAAAGAATTTTGCTGATGTTGGTATTCAATCTTCAACTAGTGCAGGTATTACAACATCAACCTTCCTCGATACAGTTGCACTTGATTTTATAGATCAAAAACGTGTTGATACAATTAATAATTTTGATTTTGCTTTAGATATTGATACTGTTAATAATAAATCAAAATTCTTAAAATTAAAAAATACAAAATTATCACCTTATATTGAATGTAGATCAAATCGTGTACTAGAAATAGATGATATTAGCCCCTTATTCTCTAATACATCAACTTCTTTATCTAAATTTTTAGATATACCAATAAACACAAATTATGCAAAATATTTAATTCAAGTAAGAAATCCATTTAATAAAAATGTTCAATTATCCGATATTGTCCTATTTAAAGATGAAAATGATGTATTTACAGCAGAAAAAACATCTGTTCATAATACTGCCTCAGATTTAGGTGATATTGAGTTTCAAATGGATTCTGCAGGTTTGATAAGTTTGATGTTTACACCTGATGATGCTGATAACAACGATTATGATATTAAAATATTTCAAAATACATTTAATACTGATTTAGCTGGAATTGGGACACAAACAATTGGATTTGTTAATTTAGTGGGTAGTAATAAAATAGTATCTACCGCATCTACTTCAGAAATAATTTCTGGAAACACTGGAAATATAGACGCATTTTTCGTATCTGCAGAAGTAAAAGATCCTACAACAACTGAAACAAATTTTGTTGAATTATATGCAACTCATGATGGTACAAATACATTCTTATCTGAATTTTTCACCGATTCAGAGGATTCTGCTATATCTAATTTTATAGGTAGTTTTACATCAGGAATATCAACAGGAGTATTTTCATTAAGTTTTGAAAATGATGAGGCAAATGAAGTATTTGTTAGATCATCTATTATTGGTATTGGTACAACTGCTGCTGGAATAAGCACATATAGATTTAAATCTACAGGTCAACTAGATGGAACTGAAAAAACTGTTAGATTTGAATCAAATTATGTAAATGTATCTGCTGCTACAACCATATCAACATTTTTACATGAAGAGATTTCAAGTTTTAAGAGTATAGTTAGGGTTTCAAGTGGTTCAACAAGTGCATTACACCAAGTATTAGTAGCACATAATGAAACTGATACTCATACTACTCAATATCCATTCTTATCAATTGGAAGTACATCTGGTATAGGTACTTTCTCATCTTCATTAGTTGGAAATGATTTAAACTTTAATTTTCATCCAGATCCAGAATTTACTGGTGGAACAAATAGTGTTCAAGTTCAAGTTTTAAGTAAAGCATTCTATACAGATATTGATTTATTAAATATTCCACTTGATTTACAATACGGAACTGTTACTGAATCTTTATCCCTTGCACAGTATGATGCAATAAATGGATCAAGATCAAATAAAACAAACTTCATATTACAGAGTAATACCATACCAATATTTGAGAAAAAATTTAATCCTGCAACATCTTTAAATTTAGGAACTGGAGAATTTACTGTTATTGATCATTTCTTTGAAAGTGGTGAAAAAATAATATATTCACCTGGTTCTACATTTACTGGTGCAACAGTTACAGGTATTGCAACTGCAGGTGGAACTTTA